GCACCCGGCGGGGTTTTCTGGCAGATCGCTGGAAGCCGCCGCTGATCGTCAAGGTCAACGCCGATGCCGAGGGCATGGAGACGGAAGAGGGCCGCAAACGCATCGAGGATTCCTACCTTCGGCGCAGCGAGTCCGGCGCGCCGTGGATCATCCCGGCGGATCTGCTGGAGGTATCCCAGGTCAAGCCGCTGTCGCTGAACGATCTGGCCATTGCCGACAATGTGGAGATCGACAGCCGGGCCGTGGCGTCTATCGTAGGGGTGACGCCCTATATGGTGGGCGTGGGAAGCTACAGCGATGCCGAGCACAATCACATGATCAAGACCACCGCCGCCAGCATCGCAAGTACCATCGCGCAGGAGCTGACGGCGAAGCTGCTGACAGATCCGGCACTGTATTTCAAGTTTTCCACCCGGCGGCTTTACGCCTACAGCCTGCAGGAGCTTTCCAATGTGGGCGCAAATCTCTATGTCCGGGGCATCATGGACGGCAACGAGGTCCGCGATTGGATGGAGCTGAGTCCCCGGGAGGGCCTGAGCCAGCTGGTGATGCTGGAAAACTATATCCCGGCCGGCATGATCGGCCAGCAGAAGAAACTGGAGCAGACGGGAGGTGACAAAAATGGAGAAGACACATGACCGCAGCATGCGCCAGATGCGCAGCATCGACCGTGCGTTTACCCTGCGGAGCGACGAGGCGAGTCAGGATCTCTTTATCGAAGGCTATTTCGCCGTCTTTCACAGCCCTTATATTCTCTGGGAGGGCGCGGAGGAGGTCATTTTGCCCGGTGCGTTTGCCGACTGTCTGGGACAGGATGTGCGGGCGCTGATCAACCACGACAGCACGCTGGTGCTGGGGCGGACGATCGCCGGAACGCTGACGCTGCGGGAGGATGAGACCGGCCTTTGGGGCAGCGTCCGGATCAACCGCCGGGACGCGGACGCCATGAATCTCCATGCCCGGGTAGAGCGCGGGGATGTGAACCAGTGCAGCTTTGGCTTTGATATCCGGGAGGAGACCTTTGAGGATCTGGGCGGTGGCCGTGTCCGCTGGAGCATTGTAAAGGTGGATCCGCTGTATGAGGTGAGCATCTGCACCTTCCCGGCCTATGAGGCTACCGGCGTCAGCGCCCGGGAGCGGGATTATCAGGAGATCATGCGCCGGCAGCTGGAAGCCAGAAAAGCCGGCCTGATGAAGAGATTGAAAGGAGAATGATCATCATGGCACTGAAAGTTTTGAAGCTGCGGCAGCAGCAGACCATCAAGCGCACCGCCCTGCAGAAGCTGCGGGACAAGGCCGCCCAGCTGACGACCCGGGAGGCGGAGCTGGAGCAGGCCATTCAGGAGGCGGCCACCGAGGAGGATCTTCAGGCGGTGGAGCAGGCGGTGTCCGAATTGGACACGCAGACCCAGGAAAATGCGGCGGCCATCCAGGCGCTGGAGCAGGAGATCGCAGACCTGCAGCAGCAGCTGGACGAGGCCGAAGCCGAGCAGGATCCCCAGCCCGAGGGCGAAGCCCGCGGCAGAAATAATATCGATCAGGAAAGGAATGTGATCCCTATGCCGAACACCCGTATGACCTGGCGGGAGATGTTTGCCCAGCGCCGCGAAGCGCTGCGGGCAGATCCCGCCGTGAAGGCCTTTGCCCAGCGTCTCCGCGCCATGCGCGGCCAGAGCCGCAGCGTCACCGGCGCCGACCTGGGCATCCCCACCGCTTATTTGCCCATCCTTCGCCGGGCCATTGAGGAGAGCAGCAAGCTTTACCGTCATGTGACCGTCACCGCGCTGCGCGGTCAGGCCCGCCAGAACATCGCCGGAGAGATCCCCGAAGGCATCTGGTTTGAGATGGACGGCGCGCTGAACGAACTGGAGATCAACTTCACCCAGCTGGAAATGGACGGCTACGGCGTGGGCGGCTATATCGCCATCCCCAACCCCGTGCTGGAGGACGACGACGATCTGCAGCTGGCGGAGACCGTGGTGGACTATATGGCCCGTTCCATCGGCAAAGCCTTTGACAAGGCCTGCGTCTATGGCACCGGCTCCCGCACCATGGTGGGCTGGGTCACCCGTCTGGCGGCCAGCTCCAAGCCTGCCTGGTGGGGCGGCAAGCAGGGGGATTTCACCGACCTGCACACCAGCAATATCCTCAAGCTCAATCTGGCGGAAAAGTCCGGCGCGGAGTTCTTCCGGCCGCTGATCGCAGCGCTGGCCGTGGCCAAGCCCGATTATGCCGCAAAGTCTCCCGTCTGGGTCATGAATCGCAAGACCCATCTGGACCTGATGTCCCAGGCGCTGGCCTTTGACGCCTCTGCCGCGCTGGTGGCCGGCGTTAACAACACCTTCCCCGTGGTGGGCGGCGAGATCGTGGAGCTGGAATTCATGTCCGACTACGAGATCACCGGCGGATTCGTGGACATGATGCGGGTGGTGGAGCGCGCCGGCACCAGTCTGGACAGCAGCGACAAGACCCTGTTCATCGAAAATCAGACGGTTTTCCGCGCCATTGCCCGCTACGACGGCAAGCCCGCCTATGGCGAAGCCGCCGTGCTCATCAACTATCACAACACGGAGCCCGCCACCGCAAAGACCTTTGGCCGTGACGCGGCCAATACCGAGATCGGTACGCTGATCGTTACCACCGCCGCAGGCTCTGCCTCCGGCAAGACCGCCGTCACCGTAGCCGGCGCGACCTCCGGTGCGAAGCTGGTCTGCAAGGTGGCCGGCACGCCCATCGGCGTGAAAAACGGCGAGAAGCTGGGCGATGACTGGGCGGAAGTCACCAGCGGCGGCGAGGTGAAGGCGGCCACCGGCAATTACATCACGGTGGCGGAGCTGGACGGCGATGGCCGGGCCGCAAAGGTGGGCGCGGGCACTGTTACCGCAAAGGCGTAAGGAGCGGACCATGGGCAAGGACGCGCAGCTGATGCTGCTGCAGGCGGATCTGGGACTGATGCGGATCAGCGCGAGCCAGCAGCAATATTTCACGGCGCTGCTGGCCCAGTCCGCCGCAGAGCTGCAGCGCAAGGGCATCCGCCTGCAGAACGACGCGCCGGAGGACGACACGCTGATCGCGTCGCTGGCTGCCTGGAAATACCGCGTGCGCACCCAGGCGGCCAGCCCGGCCCTGCCGGAGATGATCCGCAGCGCCATCCGGGACCGGCAGCTGCACCAGATCACCGTGCCGGAGGTGCAGGATGGCTGAGCTGAGCTATGACCGGATCCTCACAGTCTACCGGCTGGGCGCGGGCGCTTCGCCGCTGCAGCGCCGGCTGCAGGATCCCGTGGAGCACTACTACCGGGAAATGGAGGTCTACGGCGCCCGCTATGTCCAGGGCCGGCAGGTAGGGGAGACGATCACCATGATGGTGGCGATCCCCCGCATGGACTGCGACGAGCGGGTGGCGGCGGATCTGTACTGCGTCCCGGAGGATGGCAGGGTCTACCGGATCTTTCAGGCGGCCCACGGCTTCGATGCCAACGGCATGCCCATCACCACCCTGTCGCTGAGCGCGCCGGAGGGAAAGTATGAATTACTCAAAAATTGAAGCCGCGCTGGAAGCCGTCCTGCCCGGCGGCGTTTATAAGCTGAACGCACCGGATAGCCGGGAGATCGGGACGGATCTTACCCGCTATATCGTCTGGACGCCCACCGGCTCCCGGGCGCTCTATGCCGAGGGCTGCGGCGCTGTCCGCATCGGGCAGGCTGTGGTGACGGTCTGCACCCAGACGGAGGGCGACGATCTGCCGGAGCAGGTGATCGCAGCGCTGCAGAAAGCCCGGGCGGCCGTGGGGCCGCCGGCGCAGGAGCTTGCGGAAAATGAATGCACCTGGTATACGGATATCCCCGTGGAGGTGATCTGATGGCGCAGTTTGAAACGGACGGCGCGGCCATCCGGGACATGATCCATCGGCTGAGCGCCGCCGACCTGTTTACGGAGGAATCCCAGGAGCGCATTCTGAAGGCCGGGGCGCAGACGCTTGCTGATGCAGAGGCCCGGGCCGCCCGGGGTCGCCACCGCCGCACCGGCGTCATGGCGGAGCATGTCACCGTGGCAAAGAAGATTCGGCAGGACAAGTATGGCTATCTTTATGCGACGGTCACCGTCTCCGGCAGCGTCACCCGGGGCAAAAAGAGGAAGATCCGGACCCGCAACGCGGTGAAGGCCTTTGTCAACAACTACGGCCGCCGCAGCCGGGGCGCGATCCCGGCCAGCCATTTCTGGACGCAGGCCGCGGAAAACAGCCGCAGCCAATGCACACAAACGATGCAGGAGGAAGTCAATGCCCTCCTGAAGGAGAAAGGAGCAATTTAATGCCTCAGTTTGATTTGAGAGGGATCCGCGTTGCGGAATATACCGGCAGCAAGACTGCCGGCGACACCTACGGCACGCCGGAGACCGCCGGCGACGCCATGACGGCAAATCTGGAGCTGCGCTTCGCCGAGGGCCGGCTTTATGCCGAAAGCTCGCTGGCGGAATATCTGAAGAAGGCCACCGGCGGCACCGTGTCCATGGGCGTCAAATACCTGCCGGAGAGCGTGCAGAAGCTGCTTTACGGCTATACGGAGAAATCCCGCCAGCTCACCGGCACTCCGGCCAAAACGGTGAAAAGCCTGGTGGCCAACAAGGGCGATGTGCCCAGCTATGTTGGCGTTACCTTCTATGCGCCGGATATGATTGACGGCGTGGAGAAATACACCTGCGTGTTTGTCCGCCGGGCGCTGTTCGGCCCGCCCGGCATGGCGCTGAACACCATGGGCGAAAGCATTTCCTTTGCCACGCCCACCACCAGCGGCGAGTTTCTGCCCAGTCCGGCCACGGGAGATCTCTTCGAGGTGGCCATTTTGGACAGCGAGGCGGAATGCACCGCCTGGAGCAACCTGATCTTCGGCGTTTCCGCCTGAGGCGCTTTATGGATATCAGATTGAAGACCGTTCCGCTGGAGCTTGACGGCGAGACCTACCAGCTGACCGT